TGTGCGGCAAGGCCGGTTTTTGGAATGATAAGGGGTTAGTCGGATTTGATCTTGGTGATAAGGGTGCTAATATCAATGAGTACTTCAGCCCCCGGCCTTATGGGTGTTCCATTCTCGGCGTGTTCCATGATGAGTTTCAACGCCTCCAGCATCTCCGGTGCGGCGGCTATTATTTTCCCATTGGCCACCATTGCCTCTGGTTTGCGTTGCACCAGGTGACAAATACCCTCAATTCTTCCCGTTGATGCGCCACTGTGTAGGTCTGATACTACAAGGGTGCGCTTGGTCATGGGCTACCCCTTTTCCAGCGCGAACCGTTCATAAGTGGCGGCCTTTTCCAAGTCCTGATTGCCGCCCTTATACCGTTCCCGCCAGACGTACTTAATCATGTTCCCTTTGCAGTAGCCGCGAAATTCCTCGTCTGTGAGTGCCGCCCTGATAGCGTCGATACATTCAATGCCGCCCCGGGTATAGTGGGATGGGCTGTCAACATCGTCGGTCATGATAAGAACAATCTCCTTTCCGCTTCCCTTCTGCGGATAAGTCCGTTCAGTTTCTTTCCACCCGCCCATACCCACTTGCGAAACTCATCGGATGCATCCACATATTCGCCCCTGTTGAGTTTTGAGCGCAGAGTAGACCGTTGTAAGGCACCTGCACCTAAATTGAACACAAAGCTCACTAGGGCTGAAAATTGTGCGTCTGACAGGGGAACAGATACCAGCCTGAGAACGGCTTTCTCCGCAATCTCCACATCCTTTGCAAGAAGATACTCCGCATATTCCTTGGTGATTGATGTGAAGGACTCCCCATGCTTGACAGCGTGTCCGTAGCCGATTGTGGGTACGCCGACACAATCTAGATACACTGTGCCACTGAAAGATTCAAAATGTTTGATAAGGTCTAAGCCTGCTTGGATGATATGTCTCATTTGAGATGGAAGACCTTTGCCGACATTCTCTGCCCGAAGTAATATGAAAGACAAAGAAGTAAGCACGCCATGTCGTTATCCGTGTAGGTGTACTTCACGGCGTCCAGTATCCCCGTTCCGCTTATCTTAACCATACTGTAGACCTGTGCCAGCTTGACCGTGCAGTACAGGCCCGTGAACAGGTAGGTTATGGATGGACGGACAGAACCGTTGTAAAGGGACAACAGCGCGTCAGCCCATTTCACGCCCGTCTGTTCAATCTTCGAGGATGAATATAACGCCGCGCTTTCGGATATGTCAGCGTTCGCGTTGATCTCTTCAAGTTTCTCCGTGTGAAGTTGCTTTTGAGCTTCCATTTGAAGTTTGAGGATTTCAATCTCATGGGCGTTATCTTGTTTGCCCTTGAAGTATTTGATAATGTCGGGGATGAACCCGCCGACGAAGCCTATTGCCGAACCGAGTAATGCGATCATGTTGACTCCTTTTCTGGGTGCTTCAATACGCACCTATCTTTTATTCTGAGGTACTTGCACAGGAGGGCGTTGTAGTCTTTTGACAATGCTTCTAAGACTTCAAGCCTGTTCGGTAAGTCGAGCTTCTTAAAATCCCTGATGACATCTTTTGCCCCGGTTCCATCACACGCCCCCTATCTTGCCGAGTATCTTCTTGATGTCATCCCCCGCTTCATCGGCCTTGTCCACGAGGTACTTCAATGTCGCCTCAATACCCGAATGAAGGGGGCAGGGGTTCTTGCTGTTGCCGTTCGTCCCGCCCTTTGCCTTGATCGCGGTAATGACTACCGCCCCGGCTGATATTGCCACGCCAGCGATACCGATTCCTATATCCATTGTGCCCCCTATTTATTCCTGCTTTTCCAGCATGTTATAAGGTTTGCCAAGCTGATAAAGGATGTTTGGCGTCTGTGATGGTATCCGCTTGGTTATCGTTCCAGCCTTGCCTATTCCCTGCATGAGTTCACCTACGACGCGGGGTGACGTGAAAGGCAATGCCGCCAAGAACCACGGGCTGCTGTACATTGCCCCGCTGACCTCTCCCAACCCTATTCCACGGCCTATCAATCCTCGTGGCAAGGCCTGACTCATATCGTAACCAGCCACCATCGACATAAGGTTCTTGCCCGTCTGTTCCTGTATCTGCGACAGTACCTTAGACCTGAAATCGTTGTCCGTCCTCAAGGCAGACCGTAGTTTACTTAAGGATGCGTCTATCTTCTTCGGGTCTTTCAGAGAAAGCGTGTCCCTGAGCATCGTTTCAAATTCCTTGAACTTGGCATAGTTGGCGGTCATTTCCTTATACTGTGGAACCTGGTCGTTCAGAGTGTTCGCTATTTCCCCGTACAACTTCTCCGCTACGGACTTGGTAGGGATGTTCCCCTTACCTATCTTGTCGGCTTCACTCCAGAACCATTTCTTCATGATATCCGCATCAGAGGGCTTCATCCCCATCGGTATACCGCCGACCTTCCTTTCGTTCAGATAAGCGTCAATCTTGGTAAGCTCCCTCTGCATGGCGGGTTGCTTTTCCAATACGGAACCAGCGAAGTCAAGCGCACCCTTGGTGTCTCTCGACACCCGCATATCTTTCAGCATGGAGTCGTACTTATTGAATACCGGGTAGGGATTGACGGTGATACCCGTGGCGTCTATCGTGGGTAGAATAGCTGAGTATTCGGCGTTCGCCTTATCCGCAAGGTCTTTGACGCTCTCATGCACGGTCTTGACAAGCTCGTCACCACCCCTCTTCCCGCGCATGAAGTCGGTAAAGTCGGTGGATACCTTTCTTGCCTGTGCCACTTCTCTTGAGGATGTTCCCGTAGTTACGCCCAACGCAAGGTCTGTAGCCTTCTGAGCCGTCTTGGTGATTGGTTTGGATGCCATTCTCAGGGGGTTGGTGAGCTTTCCCATCTTCGTAAGCGTGCCGCCCTTCGTGAGCATACCCGCGCCGCCCAAGATGGTGGAGATGTCGGCCATCATACCGGCAGGGTCTTCTTCCATCAGCTTACCGGGATTGGAATATCTTTCCTTCATTGTCCCGGCGAACTGTTCCCATTTTGGTATGTTTTCACCCGTACCGGCACCTGTGAGCTTTTCAATACCGCCCGCCGCCACCTGTCCCAAGTCTTTCCCTGCCTGTGGGATATTGCCTAGAAACTGAGCTACCCCACCCGCCATGTTGCCAAGAGAACCGGGCAGGTTCTTTAACATGGGTAATATACGCGGGCCTGACTGGTTCAAAAGCTGGTCGTACTGTGAGGGGGCCGGTGCCGCTGGTTGTGTCGCTTCTTGGGGCTGTTGCTGAATCGCATTTTTCCATTGCCCCTGTTTTGTAACATCAGCCGCAATAGCTTCTATTTCTTCCTGTGTGGGGGGAGTCTGTCTGTCCCACTCAAATTCAAAATACTGACCAGTCTCATTGTCTTTTATCCTCATGGCTCCACCGTATATTTGGGGGTTGCCTTTCCATACCCACCCATGTTTTTCTGCCGTTCCTTGACGATAGAACCGACCGTCCTTTCAAATTCAGCCATCCTTGCCTTAAACACTGTCGGGGGAAGGTCAACGCTTGGCATCTGTGCGCGGAGCCGCTTAATTTCGCTTTCGTTTATCTGTTTGCCTGTCATCAAGTACACGAGGGTGTTGTTAAGCTGTGCCACCATAGAATTGAACGCCGCCCTGTCCGGTGAGACGCCTATGGTCTGTTCTGCCAGTTTGCCAGCACGTCCGGCTATAGGGCCGACATATTCGGGCTTGTACAGTTGCTTCATGGCCGACAGGGTATCGGCAAGCGTGCCTATCTGCTGTTCGGAAGTAACCATTTCGCTTGGCATGGGTTTACCCGCCACGGGCTGTCCCATCTGTCCGGTACGCACGTTACCCGGAGCGATACCGCCCGCCGTCTGGACGAAGTTGTATATTGGAGGTGTCTTTTCCTTGGCGATGCGTATCTTCTCGTCGATCATGGCCTTAGCTTCCTGATCGCCTGCCAAAGCACGCTTAATAAGCTCGTTGTCGTTCATGGTCGGCTCTTTCGGGTTTACATAAAGAGGTGTGCCCTGTGCCGACACTAACGCCCCGCCCTGTCCTACAACCTTTGGTTCCGAGTCCTTCCCCTTAATCATCTGGTTGATTCTCGTTATGGACTTGTCGAGCGTTGCCGTCTGACCGTTTATCTGTGCCAGTTGGGAAGAAAGATTCTTGAACTTTTCGTCGTTCGTGTACCCCACGGGGTCTTTCTCAGCCATTGTCAACATCTGGTTCCTGATCTCGTCTGCCTGTCCCGAAAGCCTCATATACCGCGTGCTGTTCAGGTTGAGCGCAAACTGCATATCGCCCTGCGCCGACTTCATCAGGTCTTGGACATCCCGCCTCTTGACGATAACCCTGCCGTCCTGTAGCTTCTCCCCGTAACCCTGAGAACCGATAAAGTCATAGATCATCTTCTTTTCTTCGGGGTGGACAATGCCCTTCGATGCAAGAAAGGATTCCACGTCCACGGGCTGGTTCATCTTTGCATCTTCTTCCTGCATCTTCTTTAGCTGGAAGTCTTTTATCTTCATTTCCTGTTCAGCGACCTTGTTCATCCTGTCCTGAGCAAGACCCTGATTGATCGCCTGAGTCGCCTGATTTATCCCCTGCGCGGAAGTGTTGTTAAGCCAGTCGTAGAGAGCCATTCACGCCTCCTGCAAACCTGCATATCGGGATTCCAATCTTGAGTATGATCTTTCCAAGGAGAGTGCCTTTTATGGTCGGGTCTACCCTGCTTGCCATTTCTGTAGCGGTAGCTACACCGAAAGGCCGCACAATCGCCGTGAATAGCCTTGATTTACGCATTAGCTGTACCACAGGGGTAAATAGTCGCAGATAACCGTTGTACGCATCCAAAGGTACGTTCTGGCGTCTGTACTCGCTATCCTTTTCCATCACGTCACGGGAGAGTAGCCCCTGTCTGTTGAGTTCCGTGCACACGATGGTTCCACCGCCTCCACTGATTCCTTCCCATATGCCCTCAGCGACTTCGTAGGGAGCCGATACGACATCTTCCACACCAGACCAGATATCATTCGCCGCATCCCATACCGGCTCAACCACGGGCTGAATGGCGTCTTTGTACGTGTCCTCAGCGAAATTGCCTAAACCTTGCAGATTGTCGCCTTGGGAGAGAAGGCCCATACCGCCGCCGATAAGCATACCCAAAGGCCCGAACGGGGCACCAGCCAAAGCACCAGTCGCCGCGCCGCCCACGGATGACCTTTCGGATTCCCCGCCGACCCCTAGCATCTCACCTACCTGATTGCCGAGGTAGCCGCCGACATTACCGCCTGATACCGCGCCCATCGTGCCCGATATGGTTTTGGGTTCGTTGCCGAATAGATAATCCCCGACATTATAGGCAAGGCCGAGGCCCGTACCTATGGGGAATGCGCTACCCAATTCCTGACCGAAATAATTAAGCCCCTGCTTGGCAAGACCGGCACCCGCGCTTATGGCCGCCTGTTCCGGTGTGCCGCCCGCAAGGGTAGCTGTTAAAGCGTTGACGCCTGCTCCAATACCCGCGCCGCCGTAATCAAACCCTTGACCGGAGCTTACGTCGCCTGTCCCCGGCCCCGCTTCTGAATAGGACTGTTCTACGGGTGACGGAATTCTCACACCCGAAAGGGCGTCGGCCTCTGGTTTCGCCATCATACCGCCAAACCAGCCGTCACTCTGTCCCTGCCACGGCATGGAATTGAGAGTTTCATGTGTTATTGTCGGTGCCGCTGTCGGGACTCGTGCCCCTACTAAGGCGTCTACCGTTGGACTTGCCGCTGGTGCCGTGTACCCTATTGCCCCCGCTGTCTCATTTGAAGGGCTGGTGGTGGTTGCGGGAGATTTGCTTCCTTCCTCACCAGCCAAAGATTTTTTTAATGCGTTGTCCTGTCCAAGAAGGTTTGCATAGTACGTATCCCGTTCACCTTCAAGTGACTCCATACCGGGAGTTATCGTGTCACCCTGAGAAGGCCACACGGATTTATACAGGTCATACAGTCCCTTCGCATACCCCGGCAACGCCGCAAGGGTTCCTATCGTGCCGCCCTTCGCCTGCCGGTCGTAGAAGTCCTGCATCATCGCCTGTTGCGCGGTCTGATTGGCAAGTAAGCCCTGCTGGTATTCCTTGGTGTTGGCAAGACTGGCGTCCTGATACGCCTTCGTGTTGGTAATAGATTGCCCTTGCAAATCAAGAGCCTGTTGCCGCAATGCTTCGTCGCGTGCCGTCTTGCGCCGTTCAATGTCCGCCGCATATGCCTTGTCAAGACCCTGCCCTGCTATCTCAGCCGCATAGCGCGGGTCAACGATCTTGCCCGTAGCCCTCTGCTGTGACAACATTCGGGTAACAGTGTCCAGCCAGTTACCCGCCGATGGATAATTTCCAAGATAACTTGCCATACTTTCCTCCTAGTAAGATACTCCGTTGTCCCCAACGTCTTGCCATTTGTAGCTCAAGAGCAATGGTTCAAATCCAACGGTCTCATCGTCCGTGGTAATGCTCACGTCGATGTCGTGGAAAGTGGCCCTTGGTAGTCTCTTGGTTCCCTGTTGTTTTCTGTAATACCTTAACCCCGTTCCGGTCTGTGCTACCGCGTCAAGGGTCGTACCCGTTGTGCTTCCATCCGCATAATGTGTCATCGCCACCTGTTGGGCTGACGAGGACTTTGTTTTGCCGACAAGCTGAACGGCGTCAATCTGTGTGCGCCTGAAAGTAGTGCCCGAACGGTTCAAGTCGGCTATGCGGAAGTTATAGGTTATGCTGACACCGTGAAACGTGGTGCCTACGCCGAGACGTTCCACATATCCGTCCTTTGTCCCACCATACATATACCTGTTGCCGTACTGGTCTTCCACGGGGATAATGCACTGCAACGCCTTCGCGCCCCTCTGTATCTCAAACCACCCCTTCTTACGAAGATCGTAGACCATCTCCTTGTTCAGATAAGCCGATGTACCCGTGGCGAAGCACCAGTGATACTGTTTCTTCACGGGGTCAAACTCACCGTAGAACCTTTCCAGGAGAGCCGTGTTAATATAGTTGGTCGAATCAGCCTGAAAGAAATCCTCTATGTCGTCTGATATGTTGATGATGGAGTTGCCATCGAACATAACGATGCCGCCATTGGACTCCCATACCAAGATGTGTTTCTTGATATTCTCGGTGAGGTCGTACCCAACATCACACAGTTTCATAGTATTCGGAGCAACGCACCCCACGTTCTGGGATATCGTGTAAATATTGTAGGTTACGTACCCGCTGTTATTCAGGGTGCTGTCGATAAGAAAGGTCTGGTTCCGTTTGCACAGGATAAGGTTGTCATACAGATAGCCGCCGAAACGGGTGAAAAGTGCCCCGCCCGCCATCAGTTCGTTATCTCCATCGACGGGAAATTCTCCTGAATCGGTGCCGTTAAAAACGCAGTTCGTATCGGACGAAGAATAGCGTACCCAATTCTTTTTAGCCGCGCTCTGGTTGCATAACCACAACCTGTTTTGCCAGAACACCGGGAACTTGTAACCATTGATGGTTTTCTGGGCTGGTATCCCGTAGACGTAATCAATGTAAATTTTGCTTGCAGTGTTATCTATGGTTTCGTTGAAGGATATTTTGTAATAATAAAGCGGGGATGTGTTATTGGGGTTGTAGGTGAATTCAAGATTCTCTGCCGGAGGCGACCACGTAATGATACCGGCCCTGCTGAAAGATATAGCCCCAAAGCTGGTTCCGTCCGATATCGTGCCTACCGTTGTGAATGCGGAACCCGTCCAGTAGGAAACCGTCATTGTCGTGGCGGCTGTGAGGTTGGCGTACCCTCCGACAAGGCTGATTGAAATGCCGGAACATCTTTCTGAAAACCCGCATAGAATATACTGAGAAGATGTCAAATCAGAAACATTGACATATGTACCATCGTCGGCAGAATTGAAATCGTACTGGTAGACATTCAACGTGTAATCGTTGTAAGCCCCCGTGTAGGTAAGGAAAGAATACACCGTTCTCGGTACTCCGTCCCATATGTCCTTTACGGTCTGCGCCCCGGCATCTACGGTGCATCTGTAAACGGTGGTTGTGTTAGATACCGCCCCACAATCTAACTTGTACCAGTAGAGCATTGTGTTGTTAATGATGCTTGGTTTGGCTAGTGCCACCGTGTCATCAAAGGTGACAGTCCCCGTCTGTGCGAAACTGACCCCTCCAACGGATGTGTTGTCCGTGTTGTTCGTGGTAGCTTGCCATCCGTTGCTCCAATAATACGGGGTCATTGTGGCCGTTGATGTGTTAGCCGATCCGATGTAGAACTTGACCCCCCTGATGGGTCTGGTAGAACCCACATAGATATTCGTGGAGTCTACCGCCTCCAGCCCTATTCTCCTAAATCCTATGCTGGTTGCCGCGCCCCATCCATCGGCAAACTTGAAAGCGTAGTATCGATAGGCCGTGGAACTGGTGGCGGTGATATATTTAGGGTCTGCCCCATCGTTGGCGGCGTGGATTTCAAAGGCGGTTGTAGCGGTGGTTATCTGTGTCCAGCCGGTATCGGTTCCGTAAGTCAGTTCAGCGAACGAGGTCGCAGAATCAGTACCCCAGAACGTAAAGTTAGCGACACCGCTGTCTGTGTTAAGACCGGAAGCGTGAAAGTTCTCATAGTAGATTCGTTGGATTATTTTGGATGAACCGAGATCAATATGGAACCTCTGGTTTACCACCGTCCCATTATTTGAAAGCCAAGAATTACCCGCCGCCAGTCCCGTAAGAGATTTCGCGGGGTCGGTGGCATAATAGGGCCAATAATTTGTATCGAATTTTGATGTTGCCTTAACATATGTGTCCGATTGGGCCACCGGGTATTGCAGGGTGTATGTGGAGGTTCCCTTGATGGTAGCCACGTTCATGGCATCTGTAAGGGTGTTGTTCACCTTGTCCGTATAATCATAGAACTTGGTGTTGTCGGAGGGGTCGAACATGACGAAACCGGCGCACCTGAATTCACTCCCGCCCCAGATATAATTGGAATCCCCGTTGCACACAACCATGCACCCGTCAGGAGCTTTGGCGAAGTAAACCCCGTCTGCCGATGTGATGCCGAGGAAGGACGAAAACGTGTCGCTGTTTGGTATCTGTCCTATACTATTGGACTTGAACAGAACGATACTCGCGCCCGAATAACCCACTGCGAATATGTGGTCTTCCGCTGGTTGGTTCTTTTTGAAGTGATACCCCGTTCTGATGGAGGCGCACGACAGGGCTACGGAATTGATATTGGACATTCCCATGATGCCCTTGATACCCGTTCCGGTAGGCTTATAGGAGAGATTGACAAGTTTCTGAAAGTTCCACTCGCCTATTTTGAGCGGGTCTTCGGAAGTTATCAGTTTCCCGTTAAGCGGGTTGTCGTAGTATTTTACGTCTTCCTTGTTGACCGCATCCATTAGTAGCAACTCTCCACGAAGGTAAAAGTCGGCATATCCCAATCCTTGCCGGTGGCCCTCTTATATGCCTCTGCCGCCTCATCCTTGAATACCATCCGTTCCTCAAGGGAGATATGGAACTTTGGGGCAAGATAGTAGCAGAGCATAGGGACGTAGAAGTTCATCCACTTGGCGGTAGCGTCCGCATCGTTGCCCGCCGCGTCGAAGTCCTCAAGATAGTATTCCCCGAGAAAATGGACTATGTACCTGTCCCAATTGTCGAAGTCGGGTTGCGGATAGAGATAGATACGCGGGTTCTTGAGACGTTCCACGGCAAGGCGTATAGGCTCTCCGTCTTCCCATTTCTGACTCTCTGCGAGATAATCCCGCATGGTAACGGTCTGCACGTCTTCATCGGTGATCTCGTCTATCCTGAGATACGCCGACAGGACGTTGATACAGTTCCCGCCTAACTGCCAGTCACCCGCCGCCGAGTAATATTGGTTCGACACCCACAGGCTACAGGCAGACGCCCACGCGGTAGACAACCAGAACATCGGCCAGATGGAGCCGCTACCCGGAGCCGTCCCGTCAGATGCGGAATGTGACCGGATACAGACGTAATTGACACTTCCTACAGACGCTACGGCTGGCGCGGAACAGGCTATTGCCCTCCACTCCGTTTTCCATACCCTGTTACCCCTGTTCTGCAAGTCCTGATTGACGCGGTTAAGACCAACCAGCGCCGTATCTTGCAGTGCCGAGACAACGGACTGACCGGGGCTGAGTACCCGTAGTATCTGGTACGCCTCCATCCATATGCCCGAAGCGGTAAGACTCCAATCGGTAGAACTGCTCGTTCCCATCTATACCCCCGTGCAGGCTAGGGGCGGTTGCCCGCCCCGTACCGTTAAAGCAAACTGATAGAGACACCCGTCATACTGGTCAGGGAAGTGGGGACCGAAACGATACCCGAAACGGAAAGTTTCGTTGTGCTTCCGCTTCCCGCCTCCGCGCTCAAGGAGCCGATAAGCGCACTGAGCGTATACCCGACCGTTGACAGATAACTCCTGATACTGGCAAACCCGGCCACGAGGTAATAAAGCATTTCCACGTGGTCTTCCTGGTGGATGCCGTTCTTTCTTATCTGTTTTCCTTCTGACATCTTAGACCTCCGAATGAGGAAGGGGGGACGAATCCCCCCGCCCGTTTAGCCATCTACCTCATCGAGCTTGACGAACTCGACATAGACGCCCACTGCCCCGCTGGAACAGGAGCCGCCCGTACCCGTGGCATCCATGTACATGACTATCTCGTTTGCCGTGCGATAGTAGTACATGTAGGACGCCGTGGAGTTGACGGAGACACCCCTGCTGTTGCCTGTAAAGGACAAAAGCTCTATCGAACCCCAAAGGGCCGACTGTGAGGTGTCGCCGAGTGTGAAGCACACCGAAATGGAAGGTGCGGAAACCATGATGGGAACAACGTTCTTCACCAGAGTCTTCGCGGGAATCGTGAAAATCTTGTAACTGGCCGCTATGGAAGTCGGGTACGATGTGAAGTTGATGTACCTGATCTTCGTGGAAATCTCGCCCGTAAGACCTGTAGGGCCGAGTGCCCAGTTACCGGGAAATCCAGCACTGCATCTATCTGCTCTTGCCATGTCGTACCCCCTTAACCGCTGATATTAGTTCTGGCAAGATAGACGCCAAAACTGCCGTAGTCGAGCGAGTTGAACTGAGGTTTCTTTGTGCCGCACATGATGCCCCATGCGAAACCATGCTCGTTCTCGTAGTCGAAATTCTTCTGCACCGTTGCCACCCTCTGAGCCCACGCCCATATGAGCGAAGATGCGCCCAGCAGGACGCCTTTTGTCCACGCCACGGAACCGGAACCGCCGTCCGTAGCCTTCGTGCAGTTCTCGTGTGCGTGGATGATAACGCCGTCCCACACCGCCGTTGCGCCGCTGAAAAGCGGGTTCTCGCTTCCCCTTACCTCTGCTTCACGAAGGGTCTGCTGTAGCGTCGGGTCCATCTTCCAGTCGTAGAGAGCGTCGGGATGGACGAGAAGGACAAAATGGGGTTTGCCGCCGATACTCACGGGCTGAACGGGGATATAGGTGCGCCCACCGCCCGTCATGGCGTATGTTTTCATCCAGCTCACCATTGCGGGTGTGAGCTTGCCGTCTGCCGCTGTGAGGGCCGCTTTTGCCGTTGCCGCCGTGGCCGTGTTGGTTGTGCCCGAAGAAGTCTTGTAGAAGATAAGGGTCGGTGAGTTCAGCGCGGCGTCGAAGGCGAGGGAGTCGATCTTCTCTGTGCCCCAATCGCTCAAGGCCTGCTGTGATTCCTCGTCGATGCTGAACATGGCCCTCTGGCGGGACAGCGCCCCGTCATCGCGGACAGCGTGCCGGTAGTGATGAATGGAAACGCTGTCGCTGTATTTTGTGAGGGATTCTTCGTTGTTCTCAAGGGTCTGACCGTCGATAACCCCGGCACCCGTGAGTCTCATGCGAAGGCCGAAGGTGATGTTGTCGCCTTTCTGCTTCGTGAGTTCTTCCTTAACGTAAACGATATTGCTCCGCGACGTTCCCATGAAACGCGAGAAATAACTTTCCTTGACTACATCCCTGAAAAGTTTCTCATCCCACAGTTTCTTGGTAAGAGCGTCATCGGTTGTGAAGGCTGTTTTAGCCATAGTATCCTCCTATCCGGTTTCTTGTTTCTGCCTCTCTTCCAACATCTTGGCGAGGGCCTTGTCGCTGAGGTTCGCTATCTGGCTTTCATGAACTTCGGGTTTGGATACGCCCGACTGACCAGAGGAAGCGGTGATTGTCTTCTGTTGCGTCATTGCCTTCTGGATGTTTTTGACGACTTCGGCTGGTTTCCCTTCAAGTTTCGCTATGCGTTCCTTGAGGGCCGTTATCTCAGCATCCTTGGCGGTGATTGCCTTTCTGTCCATTGCCCGTTTTGCGAGATTGACAAGTACGGCGGGGTTTTCGGCGAAAGGGTTGACCCTGAACTTTTCAACGTCTGCCATGTCGTTCCCGTCCTCGATGACAAGCTGGACAATATCGGGAAGTACGGTATCGAAGTCAGGCTGAAACTGTGTCACCACCTGACGGTTCATTTCCGAGCTTTCAATGGCGTTGATCTGGTTTATACTGCCTTCCCGCTGTGCTATGGCAAAGGCGGCTCTCTGTGCCTTATCGGGGTCGATGTTCCACGCCTCGTTTCGGATGGCCTTAAGCTGTTCTATCTCCTGTGTGAACTGCTCTCGGGCCTTGCGAAGGTCGCCTATCTCCCTTGCCTGTTTCTGGATGAATGTTTCTTTGTCGAGAACACGCTTTTTCACCTTCTCCCATTCATCCTTGGGAACGGTGATTGTTTCGGGTTCTTTTGCCGGTTCTTCTTTTACAGGTTCTTCCTTTACTGGTTCCTCTACGGTCGGTTCCGCAGGGGGTTCCTCTTCCTTCGGGTTGAGTCTCGCGTCAAGTTCGGCGTCGCTCAACGTTGAAGGGTCGGTCTGAGGTTCTTCGACTACTGGTTCTGCTACTGTGATTTCATTCGGGTCTGGCATTTAAGCCTCCTTTGTGAGTCTTTTATGGAGCTTCTCAAGCTGTGTGAGAAGTTCTTGCGTGGCATCAAGGAACTCACCGTAATAGTTGAGTCCCCGTTGAATCTGCTTTTCCAGACGTTCCCATTTGTCCGTAACAAAGTCGATGTCGCGGATGTCGGCAGATTTTACGTACACATCGATCTTGAAGCGGTAGGCAACAATCATTTCGATAATGGGATTGACGACCTTGAGCTTCATTTCCTCGATCTCGTTGCGGAGCCTGTTGATCGCCTTTTTATCTTTTTTGGGTATTAAAGCCACTATCCTGTGATGACGTTTCAGAATCTTTCGGTACAGGCTGATAATGCTCTTGAAGTACCTGATACCCCCGCTGAGTTCTTCCATCATCCCCGTCTTGTTCCACGACAGACAGGTCTTTTCTACAAGCGCGGGTTCCTTGCCCGGTACGGTGTCTTTGAAGAACTCGTGAGCGTCCTTGTACGGTGCGCCCTCGATAGGCAGACCGCCCGTTGACAGGTTGATGAACTCGATGTTCTTGCGTATGGCGATATAGTTGTCGAACCATATCTTGAAGGAAATGAATGTCGGCGTGGTGAACACCTTCTCGCCGAACATATTGTCTACTTCAATACCGCCCTCTGTCCTGTCCAGAGGCTTTCCTTCCTCGTCGAGGACTTCACCGATATTGTTGCAGTAGTAGGAATCCTTCCACGACATATCCTGCCCGACTATGCCTATCCGGTCTGCGCCGAGATATTCACAGATGGACATGGCGAAGTGGGACACACTGCCGCCAGGACAGGCTATCTCTCCCCTGTCGTCCCAAAACTGCCCCAGCCACCTCTGTATATGGCTTCCGTTCTGTTGAGAGACAAAGACGTTGCCGGGGTAGTCACGAAGCACGGACGGGGTATACTGCTGAATGGCGATAAGGCTTACGTCTTTCAGTCGTTCGTCGTGCGTTCGCCTGTCGAAGAAGATACGGTGATTATCGGAAAGCGGGTCTATCCCGCATACGAAGTCGGGGATAACATTGTTCTGCAACAGGAAAGGAAGGGCCGTGTCCGCGCACACTATCTTCACCCTGTCCCGGTTGTGGCGTATCGCGTCTATGTTGGCTTTCAGGCTAGGGCCGGGAGAGACGGCAAGGAGAGTCCATCCCTTGTAAAGGCCTTTCAATTCCTTGACGCCGTGGGATTTGACCGTGGCGGGGACATTCTCAAGCTGTGCGTCTATGAAGTTCTTACCCATGCTTATCATGGTGCCAACATTGACGTCGAGGAGGTGTTTCTGCTCCGCTATGTTCTTGGCTATTTCTTCATAGGTCTTTCGTTTCCCGTTGCTTTCGGGATGCAGGAGTATCCATACGTTCCCGGTCGTGATGTACTGCCTGAACTGTTCAAGGAAACCGTATCCTTCCTTCTCGTCGAGGATGAGGTAAAGCCTCTCGTCCTTGAACACGTCCGAGAAATCTTCCCTGTGGAGGATGTAGTTGAACCTCTTAAGGTCAAACTCCATTGCCACCACCATATAATTACGCCCAAGCTCCTTGAGGGCTTTTCGGGGCAGACCTCCGAGTCCCCATCCTAGAACAATCATCATCCCGCCATTGGATGTGTCGTTCTTGATGTGCGAGACTATCTGGTCAAGCTCCGTATCCTTCTCGTTGAGCCTGACACGGGCCGAATTTTGCTTTAAGAGTTTGTCCGCATAGGACGGGCTTCTCAGTCTGAGCGCGTCCAGATTGCGGTTATAAAGCTCCGTTTGTAGCACCTGCACCTCCCTGTTTCGCTATCATTGTCTTGGCTATTTCCGTCTGTTGCTTGCCCTTCTCGATTGCCTGATTCTCCCGTCTCTGCTGGTTGACGAAGGCAAGGAACTTGTCTTTCTCGGGAAGGTCTGAAAGTTCGATAAGAAATTCAGGCGGGATAGGCATACCCTTGTTTGCCATTTCCGACCACATGTAGAAGTTGGCAAGACGGGTTGTCGGGCTCCACCCTGATTCGGATATTGTGATGTCGTACTGCTCAAGGTCTGCCGTGTTGAGAAGTTTTTCTATGTTCTGTCTCATAACGTCATCGAAGTCCTGACCACCTATTTGCAAGGGTTTCTTGGACTCCGCGAGTTGCCTTTTGTTCTCGTTCACGATGATTCGCATGATACGATCGGCGGGGTAGAGCTTCTTGATGTAGGCGACGATGAAACGGCCTATCTTGGCCTTGGCAAGCGAAAGGTTGTCGAAAAGGAACTCATTGCCGACAAGACCCTGTTTCTTCCTCTCCATGATAGCCACGCCCGATTGTGCGTTGCTCTGGTTGCCTTCCATCTCAAGGTTGATGTTCATGAGGTTGCGGATAGCGGATGACTCGATGGTAAGGAGTTGTATTATCTCCGTGGGTACTTTCGCACCTTCCACCTTTTCAGGCACCTTTTGGAGGTTTTGTACCTTCTGCACGAAACCGGGGGTTGAACTGGTCTTTTTGAAGTTCTCCGCGTCCTGTGGGCTAGGGAACGTCTCGCTGTCGTAGAACCACCCGTAGCCGGCCTGCCGGTTCATGATGTCCACAAGCTGAGAGTGACGCTTGTTTACCTCGTCCTGCGCCCCTTCCGCTGACCGCACCTTACCCATGAAGTCGTTCCCGATCTTCTTGCCGTAGAAGGTGATGATATGGAAATCCTGAATGGGGATGTCGGGATATTCGTCGGCAAGGAGTTTATCACCCGCCGTCTGCGTCACGCGCATCCTGTGGTCTACGAAGGGGATAATATCGATGCCGGGGATGGTCTTGATGGAGTTTATGTCATCTTCGGCCCACCCTACCGCCTTGTAATAGAAATCATCGTCCGTGTTGACGATGACATACGCCCTGTTGAACTCCTTTCGCCATGTCTCTACGAGGCGTATCTGCTTGCGCCCGATATCGACCAAATCGGGGTCGTGGGCTTCCAGTTTGGTGTTATCGGCCTGAGCGTACTTGTCGCCGGGAAGATCGGTTACTGTTCCTTTCTTGCCGTCGTCGTCATCGAAGATTTCCTCTATATCCTTGGCCTTTTCAGGGTACATCTGAGCTATTTTGGCCTTGGAGAACCACTTAACCTTGTGCAGGTGTTCGAGGTCGGACAGGTCTTTGGTGTTGTGAGGCCCGAAATAGACGTCATCCCACTGGAAACGCTCAATCTTGAGGTCGCCTTGCGGGTTTTTGCTGTGATCGACGTAAATGTTGAAAACACCCCGTCCCGGCACGACTCCATCGACAAAAACGTCCGTTTCCTCGAAGCGATAGTTACAGTTTTCGGTGATATTCTTCGTTACGATGTCGAGGACTTCGGCAATCACCTGATCGCCGCCCTCTGTCGGATAGAACTTGAAATCCGTCCTGTTCTGCCGTTGATAACCCGATAAAAGGTCTACTTTCGACTCAATTTCGTTGATCGTGATGACGGCGCGGGACTCGGATTCCAGTTTATCGGATATCTTCTTGTCCCACTGGTCGCCCTTGTAGTAGTCATAAGACTTTTGCCCCTTCTTGCGGGCTTCCTTTTCGTAGTCGCGGGCGTATTTGAAGAGTTTTATACAGTCATCGACTATATCAAGGTCTTTTTCATCCTTCTTCGTGACCTTTGGCGTGTATTCGGCTATCTGATGGGTGTGTTTTTCGGCCTCTCCAACCATCCATGCGCCCACCATAGGGTCGAACGTGATAGGATGGGTGTGCCCCTTGTTTTCAGACGAAGCACCCGCGCCCGTAAGCGTGTTCAGATACAGGATGTGCTTGTGTTCGTTGCCTTTCCGTAACGTCTGAGCTAGTATTATGCCGCCATCCACGCCTTATCTCCTATTCGCGCCCTTTCATCGTCGGTTGCGTAGGGGTCACGGTTTCTTAGATTCTGACGAAATGCCGTATCCTTCATGTAGAGGGTCAAACCGAGTGCGTCGGCTTCATTCGGGCTGTTCTTGAAGCCAATCCTGCGCCTCATTTCGTACTTGGACTCGATGGAAATCTTTCTGCCTGACGAGTGTTTGAAACGCGGTGACCAAAGCTGTTCTTTCAGGTCGAGGTTGTCGGGTATGCTGATGGTCCCCTGTTCAAAGACCTCTCGGAGCGACCACCACATTTTTTCCCTGACGTTGTTGAACCGTTCGTCGTCTGTCAGTGCCCGCCTTGAATCGACGGCAAACACGCGGTAGCCCAGTTCACGCATACGGTCGTACACGCCCTTGCCTATGCCGATAACATCGACGTAGACGACATCCACACCCTCGTTCTCGATTATCTCAGCCAGCCAGCCGACGAGTGCCATTGTGTCCGGTGAGGAGTGCTTGCGAAGGGGATACACCTTCCCGCCCCTGCGAAGGCACGCGACAGAGTTATCACCACCCGCGCCGACATCCACACCGAGTATCAACGGGTCGTCATCCATCGGAATAATGTCCCTGTCCACCGCCGCCATGACCCAATCAAGGGGAATCAAGGCATCTTCTTCGGCGTGAGGAGGCAGACCCTTGACGAGAGTACGGAACGTGTTGCTCTCTCGCCCGTACTTGTCTTCCATGTCCTGGATGTGCTGTTTACTGACACGCTCCGAATCTTCCGCGTCCCAATGGATGCGAAGCCATTTGTTGGCTTCCTTGCCCCTGTGGGTGTTGACGGCGAACCCCGTGTTGTAGATGGGGTTGAATATAAGCAGAATCCAGTTCACGCCCTCCTTGGCCTCTGTTATCGTGCCTTCAAGGGGTGTGAATACGGGTTCGGGGACGGATGCCGCTTCATCCACGACAATCAGCATATTCGGGGCGTGAAAACCGTACAGGGTTCCAGCCTGAGATTCGCTGTCATCTTTCGGGTTGGCGGTCTTCCAGAAGGCAAAACATTCCTTCCCGCCCTTCTCCCGAACCCATATTTTCTGAGATTCAACGACGAGATTATCACCTAGCCCGTCTGCTGTCTTGAACGGGTTCATAGGTGTCCCGTCGAGTCTTGTCTTGTTGTACCAGCGCGAGAACTCAGACCAGAGGATGTTCTTGATCTGGTCGGCGGTAGGTGCCGTACAGGGGATGAGCGTGTTCTTGAAGCACGTCAGCCACCAGTCGATAACCCACGAGGTGAAGGCGTCCTTGCCCGTGCCCTGCCCCGACATGATGGACACACCCAACAACTTTGTGTAGGCCTCTTCCTCTTCCGTAAGGGGCTTGCCGAGTATCTTCTTCCTCTTCGCGTTGACGAGGTTCGATACCTCACGGGCCGCCATCCTCTGCTGAGTCGTCATCGACAGGTCGTTGGACGGATTGACGCCTATCTTCTGCTCGATGTACTTTTCAAGCGAGGATTGCCACGACCGGAAGAGCCTTATAAGCTGTTCTTGGGTTTTATCCAATGTGTACCTTATACGGGTGTGATTGCTATGGCGTTGATAAGAGCAAGTGAGGTCTGCCCGGTCCCGGCCCCGTAGCTTACCGTTGAACAGGAGATTTTAAGGGTGTTGATAAGGTTGCCAAGGTTGATGGTGGAAAACGTAGAAAAGCCCGAGTTCGCGGTATCGGATACCCTGATACACCCCAGCGATACCCAGTTACCCCCGTCTATCCCGCCCAACAGTCTTACGCCGCATGAATTAAGGGACGCAGACCCGCAGGCGACGATGGACACTTGCCACGACAAAACGCTTACGGGCCTTTTGAGAGTGATATAGTCCCAATCCGTTGTAGTGGACACATACGCCGTCGAACCGCCCACCTTCGACAGGACTATCACCCTCTCCGAAACATCCAAGTTTCTTTCAGCCATCTATCCCCCTCCCTACTTCCCTTTCGGGCGTTTCTTCTTCCCGCAACCCATCTGTCACCTCCATCATGTCGGTTATATCCACCCCGTACCTGATAAACGGGATACCGGCCTTTTCCGCCACCTGCATATCGATATCGGAGTCGCCCACATAAACGGCATCCTTCCCGAGTACCGACATTATCTTCAAGCATCCCTCCGGGTCAGGTTTTCCCTTCTCCACATCGAGGGACGTAACCACCATATCGAACAGATCACCGATGTTCCATTTGGACAAGAGCGCCTTAACGGCCGTAGTCCTGTTGCTGTTGAGCGCCAGTCTGTACCCCTTCCCTTTCAATGCGATCAACGCCCCGATAGCGTTCTTCTCAGGCACCGCCCCGTCCACCATCTTCCCCACACCTATCTGCCCTATCGTCTCCATAGCCTCCGGTGCCTTATCTCCAAAGAGGATGCGGATACTGTCGGGCATACTGTGAGTGAAGCAGTATTGAGCCTCAAGGTCGGTCATCTGTCTGCCAAGGATGGACTCGTAGAAGTCACAGTTACCCTTGCGGGTGTTGAAGAGAGTACCGTCGAGGTCGAAGATGAAGGTCATAGGAGGCCTTTTAAATTTGATATGCGGGTCGGGGTGATTGAGCCTGTTCACTGTGCGCCTCCGAGGTCCATGCCCCCTATCCCCCCCCTAGGTTCGACAATAATGTCGAGAGTTTACATAATAACTATTATTTGCAACATTCATCGTAACCCATTGTAACCATTGAGGTTATGGTCATGCCTGCTCTACGCTTATCAGGGAGGTGTTGTCAGGGTGCGTCTGGCTTCCCACTTGGGGGGTGATATTGGCGGGGCGGTTCCCACTTGTCTTGTCTTCACACTCGATCTGAGAGAGGATATACTGGATGGACTGCTGATTTACCGTCGATTTACCCTGTACCAGACGGTTTGCTTGAAAAACCTTGTCAAATGCATAGGCTATATTGTTAACCGATGCCTTTTCCAAACGGGCCGGGTCAACGATCATCTCTAACATCCGTCTCTCAACGCCTGTC